TCTAGGTCATAGTACCGGAACCAACCATCCCCACTTTCACTGTATGTAAAGATCAGGTTGTACGCAGAAGCATTAGCATTGTTGTGCCATTCGATATGTCCCTTGGGAGGATAATATAAAAGCAATGCGCTAGTCTTAAGACCAAGTTCGATTTTCAATCTCCGATCTAGATCAATCCAATCTTCCTTATATTGTTTCCTTAACTTGTCATCTACTTCATCTTTTATATGAAAAGGTTTTAAAAACCAAGCGTGTGCAAAATCAGCTCCACCCTTATGTTTAGTTCCGGAAGCTATAATAGCATCTCGGTACTTGTCTGAGGTATACCACCTCGCATTATCTGGATGACCAGAATCCTTACATATCGTTTTGATATCGTATTTCTCAGTATAATTATAACGTACATCATCTAATATGTCAAGAACTCTTTTGTTCTTAATCTCAATTCTTTGCATATTAAATCAACTCAAATGTATCGAACCTGAAGGATGCTGTGTATGTTAGATAGGTCTGATTCTGAGTTGCGTTCAACTCAATAGACCCAATGTTGGTAGGGATGCAGTTGAAGTACCGAATCCTCTTGTTGGGGTTGTTGTGACTAGTGAGGATGGAGAGAGTGATATCCGCAAAGGTAGATATCGTGTTATCTGCGAGAGCTTGGGCCTTAGTGATGTTTCCTTCGTTAACCATTCTCTCCAACCAAGCCTGCATCTCCTGATAGGATGCCATGTCCTCATCAAGGATGAAGTCGATGGACAGTTCCGTATAGGTAATCTTGTCACCCGCAAAGGGTAATGCAGAAATTCTTCTGCCTGGCAGTTCGATAGGGTTGACAGAAGCGCCAGGGTGTGTTACACTCTGTGCGAAATATTGAAGGTTTGGGTAATTCGTCTTTTCGATGGATACCGCAAACCCTGTAGGTTGTAGATAGTTTTTGTTGTCAGTTAGAGTTGCCATGAATATCTCCTATATCACTTTCTCTATTTATACGCTTGACAACCCCTATACTTTTGCTATATAATGATTAGTATTGATGAGAGGATCATATGTTACTAACTAGAGAAGACGCACACTACGCTGCGAATGTGTTCGAAGAGTTCTTTGCAAACTTCGACCGCATCGACGATTACATGCGTAAGATTAAAATGGAACGGATGGAGACGTTCCCTTGCAGTTTGCCAGGCATGGGCCCTGAGAATGATCTGTTCGACAAGTTCGACATGCACCCCAATGATATGGAGTTTGTGGTTTCGGAGTGTCGTCAAGATCAGTTCATGTCATACATGGAGATTACCACATCTGCACCCGTCGAGTCAAGTATCCCAGGCAAGCAGATGTTGTGGTTGGTCAAAGAAAAGAATTCGGGTATGGTTGTGGGTATGATTCGTTTCGGTTCTCCGACGATCAACTCACGTCCACGTAATGAATGGTTGGGTAAACCACTGGACACGATGAGTCCGGACGTGATGCGTCGATTCAATCAGTCAGTGATAATGGGGTTCAACATTGTACCCACTCAACCGTTCGGGTTCAACTACCTTGGTGGTAAGTTACTTGCAGCCATCTGTTGTTCCCACAAAGTGCGACTCGCACTGAGTAAGAAGTATGCCGCAAACATCTGTATGTTTGAGACTACTTCACTATATGGGTCATCCAAGTCATCTTCGATGTATGACGGGATGAAACCACTATTGAGGTTTAACGGTCTGACAGACTCAAACTTCGCACCGCTCATCAACGATGACAACTTCCGTAAACTGAACGATTGGTTTAAGGTACGTAACGATGGTGAGTTCTTGGTTCCTGCTGACGCATCTTCACGCAAGTTGAAGACGCAGACCAAGATGGCGTCTATCATCAAGTCCTCTCTCAAACAACACGATGAGGATGCCTATGCGAAGTTCTGTCAGACCTTTTCTAATGCGAAAGGGTTGACTGAGAAGAAACGTTCCTTCTTCTCTACCTACGGGTACAGTAACGTACCACAGTACCTCAACCTTGAGACCGATGAGTTGGTCAGGGCTGAAAACTTTGATCGTTTCGAAGTGGAGAACGTCATTGAATGGTGGCGTAAGAAGGCAGGTAAACGATACGAGTCTCTGAAGTCAGACGGTAGACTGCGTTCCGTTGTAGAGACTTGGAACACTAACGCAGAAGATATCGATATTATTCGATAAAAGTATTGCCAAAGTAGAAATACTTATGGTACTATATGATTGTAGGTTCAAAGAACGACTCATGGTGACTCCTTCTCTTCCTACAAAACCCAACTAATGTATATAAGGTAATTATTATGAAAAATGTAACATTCAAATCTGTTGAATCAAAAACTTCAAACACCACTTTCGGATCATACTTGACTATCATCGATAAAGTCTATGCTGATCTAAACTGTCAATCAGTTACTAGGTGGGACTTATCCAACAAACAATCATTTATTGTTTCAGTGATCTTAAATACTGCGCCGTCAAAATTTATTCTGGCGCACGTAAACTCTTGTCTGAACAATGCAGAAATTAGTAACGATAAGAAGTCTGTGGATTATTTTACTCAGTTTGTTGAAAGGGCAACCTATCTGAATTTGGATTCTAATAATCGAACAAACACTATTCTTGAATACAAACAAAACAAATTCAGTATACCCGAAGGCAATTACGTTATTGGTGATGAAGTGTACACTATCACTTCAGAAAATGGCACTTACTCCAAACTACCCGTTGGAATGAAAAACATTTTAGATTCACGTAAGATAACTCTAGAGGTTTACCTTAATGCCACTAGAGAAGACATTACTCGTTTGTTCTTGGTTGTTAACAGTGGGGTTACTCTTAACGCACCAGAGTTGAGAAACCCAATTCTTTCTAATGTTGCAGATGAGATTCGTGAACTCGCTACAAAATACTCTAAGACTTTTTCCGCAGCGGGTGTCTTTACACAAAAAGAAATTAATCGCCGCAAACTAGATGATTATTTCGCTGGTCTATGTATGATCTATCTTGATGGTTTAGATAGTAAGATTACCGCTAAATCACTAGAAGAAATGTACTATAACGAAAACGCAAACAAATTGGTTAACAAGTTTGTTCGTGAAGTTGAACGCTTCTTGAAGACTGTTGGTAAAAATCTCTCTATCTTTAAACGTGAAAATGGTTTGTTAGATTTGTTTGTGATTTATCTAGAACAGATTCGTGGTGGAAAGAAAATAACAGAACCAGATTCTTTCGTTAAAGATTACATCAACGTTCAGATTGATCTTATGAAAGACAAGACAGAACATTCTTACAATGAGAACGGCCGTTCAGCGACTTTCTCTGAGTTGTTACGTTCACGAGAGATTCGTTTCAACACTCTGCGAAATAAGTTGATCACATCGAAGTTCGACTGTACGAAATACTTCGTACAATTAGACTCTCGCAGAAATGGCAGCATAGAAGAGAAACTTATCGCAGCGAAAGATCAGGGTTGGGTTACTCCTGAAGGTGTAGAGATTCCAATGGAAGATGTTTTGACTGCTGACTTTGAAATAGGTCACATCAAACCGTATGCCGATGGAGGCAAATCCGAACTGTCAAACTTTGCGATTCAGACCAGAGAGGATAATAGAAAACTTGGTAAGAATCCTATTCAAGTATAATAAAAATTAAGGGGGACTGAATGTCCCCCTTTTCTTATGTCAAAAAAAAGGGGAGACCGAAGTCTCCCCATAAAATGACTAGTAAACCTAGTTCTATTTTTTATACAGGTCTTAGGCGAGGATGTTGTCCACACGGAAGATTCTGTAATACGGGTTGCTCTTAGCAGCAGCAAGACCGTCAGCAGGAGTTGAACCAACGAAGGGGTTCGAAGCCATGCCGTAGCGAGTCTTGAATCCGATCTTCGGCTGGAACGTGTCCTCACCAACTGCCTTAACCATCTGCAGAGGAACGTAGGGGCAGTAGAACACACCTGCGTCATAAGCGTTTGTACCCTTGTAGCCAACTGTCACGTAGTCAGTCTGTGCATAAGGATCGATGTACACACGCATACGACCGTTCAGTACACCAGCGAAGGTGTTACCAGTGTCGTCAACCTGAAGGTTGGTAGACATTGCAGGAGTGTAGTCGAGCATGCCAGAAGCAGACAGTGCAGTTGCAACGTCAGACGAGCACACGATAACGTTACCCTTACCACGTCTTGTCTCTTTTGCAATTACGTTTGCTTCACGGTCAAGCTGAACAACAAGACCCTTGAACTTCTCTGCAGACCAACGACCGTCAGCGTCAGAGCTCAGATCGAAGATACCTTGCTTGGTAACGTTCGCCTGAAGAGCACCTGTCTTCGCCTGGCTGTTGATAGTACGGATAACTTCACGGTTGATTTCCGCAAGGATTTCCGTAGAGAGAATGTTTGCAAGTTCAGTCTCAGCGTCAAGACCATGAATCGCTTTCAGGTCTTGTGCGAGTTCAAGACTGTACTCGGCTTTCAGCGCACGAGACTTCGCAGTCACGGTTGCCTTTTCGATGGTGAAGCCCATCTCGTTGAATGAAGAACCACCTGTCGAACCAAGTGCTTCAGCGTCTGCAGTAGGCATACCGCCTGCAGCAAGAGCAGTTGCACGAAGTGCGTCAGCAGAGTCACCAGTAGGAGTGATACCGTTGAAACCAGACACGTTGTCGGAATCATGTGTACCACCGCTGTCGCCAGAGTACTGAGTTTCAGCTTCGTTGAACAGTGCTTCACGGTTAGAAGTAGAACCACCTTGGTATCTTGCCTTCATAGCGAAGATAAGACCAGTCGGGCCAGACATTGGTTGAACACCACACACATCGTATGCCATGAGGTTAGGCATAGCACGTCTAACGAGAGAGATCAGAATCGGATCCCATGTACCGATAGAACCTGTGTTAGCGCCACCAGGCGCTGCTTCGGTCAAAGAACCGAAACCGGCATGTTGTGCACGCTCTTCATGCATTGCACGTTCTTGGTTTTCCAAGATTGCAGCTGTAACTGCTTTTCTGTGATAATCGGTGATTTCGCCAGCAGAACTTTCGTTCAGAACGGGAGACCACTTCTCAATCAAATGATCGTAAGAGTTCATAATAGATTTCCTTATTTCTTAGCGGTTTGTCTAATTGTTTTGAGGTACTGTTCCATCACACTAGAAACTTCAACTTCTGCGTCAGCTTCTTCTGCCATGGTTTCTTGTACCGATACTTTTTCTGCCTTGAAGAAAGACTCCTTCACAGTGGCAACTTTCATCTTGAACGATGCTTCGTCATCGAAGTCTACGTTCTCAATGAGACCACGGAGTTTTTCAACCTGAGTTTCAGCCATGTCACGAGTTGCTTCCGCAATGATCGATTCACGCTTGTATGTCTCAAGTTCTTCGGCAAGTTTGATTGCGTCACCAGTTTGAGTGTTGAGTTTTTCTTCCAACTCTTCAACCTGTGAAGCAAGTTCGTCAACTAAGTCTACCTTGGACTCAGGAACTTCGATGTAAGACTCAACGAAGAGGTCTTTCATCTTATCCATAAAGGTCTCTGCAATTTCAGTACGGAGACCGTTCTGGATTGCAACCTTGTTATCTTCCATCCAAGATTCAACTACGTAGTTGAGGTAGCTGTCAACCTTCTCGACTAGATCGCTCTTAATAGATGCGACTTCCTCGGAAAGTTCCTCCTTGTACTGTGCTTCGATTCTGTCCACTTCTTCGGACAACTTCGACTTCACAGCAGCTTCGAAAATTACAGCAGTTTTGGCTTTGAACTCATCACTGAGTGTAGCCTCAGACTCGACCAATGCGTCTAGTTCTGCAGTAGTGTCAGTGGTTTCAGCAACCACTTCTTCTTCTGCTACCACTTCTTCTCCCATCATCTTACCGTATGCAGCCTGCAAATCAACCTTTTTCATTGCGTTCATTTTGCCGTACATAGCATTGATCATTCCTGCCTTTGTTTTCGGAACAGGAGCTTGTTTAGTGGCATCTGCCGCTTTGTCCACCGATGCGATAGACTCAGGTTCGGTTACCTCACCTTCGTCACCTTTCGGGGCTTTAGCTGCAGGAGCCGCCTCGTCGAGAGTTTCTTCCACGATATCGTTAATTTCTTCATCGTGGAGTTCGACTGTCTCTGTATTATCAGTCATATTGACTCCTTACAATTGTGATTTAATTAACGAGAGGAAATTCTTAAACTCTCGAATCTGCACTTCGGGACGAAATGCTTTCGGAGCAGTTTTAATTTCAGTCTCCATTTTCTCAATTACCTGAGGCTTTAAAATGCCGTTATTCCAAACCCAGTCTACACCTTCCATGATTCCATTAACGAAGGCGTCAGGTGCGCTAGGGTCTTGTACGATGTCAACCGTACTAAGAATAAAGTCGTCTTTGACGTACATTGCGCCATTTCTTTGCTCAAGGCTACCCATACCACGAGTTGACACACCTAGTTGAACACCGCCCTCAAGGAGACCTTTTACGATCTTACCCATTGGAGTATCCAATATCTGTGCCTTTCCGACTACATCATTTCCCTCAAACTTGAGGTCTGTGATGAGGTGCGAAACTTTGTCAAGGTTAACTGTCGGCCCTTCAGGGTGATTCAACTCACCGACCGCACGTTTCTTGCTAACCTGATCTGTAACGTACTTACTTACCGCTCTCTCCATAATGGGTTTGGGGTAGATACGTCCGTTACGATTCTTTTGATCTGCTTGGGCGAATACGCCTTCAATGACGTATTTCTTCTCGCCATCTTCTCTTTTCTCTACGATGCACTGGACATCGTTTTCGGTGTATTCGCTAATTAATTTCATCTGAGTTCCTTTATAATTGTCTCAGCTGCCTTCTCTGCTTCTTTCTGATTGCGGAACGTGTCCAACATATCTCCATCCACATAGGCGGTAAAACCTTTTTTATCCTTGACTATCTTGACAGGGACTTTTTGTATTTTCTTATCGAAGACAACTTCACCCTTCGGTGATTTTGCCTCACGAATCTGTTGAAATGTTTTCATTTCAAGTTTCCTGTTTAACTATTATTTATACAAAAAAGGTTTTTTAGATGAATTTTTTATTAAACTTCACCACCAGCGTAGATGTGTTTACCCTCATCCTCGGCTGTATCTTCTTCTTCGAAGTCATCTTCGTCTTCGACTGCAGCTGCATCCAACTCATCTTCTTCGTATTCTGAGATGTCGATGTCATCATCTGCTGAGTTAAAGATGGAATTTGCAACAGCAACTTTCTCTGCATCAAGACGTGTGTTCACCTTGTCCTGAATCAGATTACCGAACATATTCTGTGCAGCGTTGTAGTTTTTCTGTTGTAACGCATCGATAAACTCTTCGACTGCGCTATTAGTTTCGTTCTCAATATCACTCATGTTAACCTCCAAAGTCATCTTCTGTTTCGTCGTTTCCTTCCTCATCAGCAACTGAGTTTTCGGATTCGACTTCTTTCTTCATCAAGTCAATGTCTTCATCGGACATCATCATGACATTCTTCATTACCCACTCACGTGAGAAGTATTCGCCCACGTAGTTTGTGATTCGATCCATTGTGTCGAGTCTTTCTCTCAACAGTTCTGCATCCTTCAGCTCGGTGAAGTGGTTGTCACGGATAAAGTCGATCTGGATATCGTTCTTCCAATCTTCCCAATCCTGTTCGGTCATTACACCCTTCAACAATAACTGTTTGCGTAGAATGTTCAGGAATACATTAGAGAACCTTCTACGCAGTCTATCAATAAACTTCTGGAACTTAACTTCGTCCCTACTGATCTCAGTAGAACGACCAAGAGAGAACTGTGCTTCCTGTTCCAGTCTGTTAATAGGTACATTCAGAGAACGATACAATCTCTTCTGGAAGTAGATGATATCGTCAATCTGTCCAAGATTCTCACCGCCAGGCAGTGTAGAAATCTCTGTACCACGGCCACCTTCTCTACGAGGTAACCAGAAATCTTCCAACATGGACATATGTTTGCGATCATCCTTGATCTGTCCGGTGTTGGCATCGTAAACTAACTTGTTTCTATAACGAGACATGATGTCTTTCATGTGTTGTTCTGCCTTACCCGTAGGTAGGTTACCAACATCGATATAGAAAATTCTTCTCTCAGGTGCACGTGCGAGACGGTAGATCACCAGAGAGTCTTCCATCATCCTTAACTGGTTGATGGGTTTAATTGCTTTGTGTAAGTAAGAGATCACTCTCTTACGTGTTGGGTCAAGTAGACCCGAAGACACATATGAAACAGAATCAGGTGAGAGTTTAACCCCTTGGTTAGACCCAGCCTTCTCTTGATAGATGTAGAACTCGTTTACCTTGTCTACAATCTTTGCGCCTGTTGCCTGATCCTTTTTATATGTGACCTCTTTGACCTTGCGAATCTTCGCAGAGTCAATAGGACGAACTTCTTTAATACCAGCCTTTAGGTTGGATTCATTTACAACTAAGTGATGAACCAAACGACCATCAACATACCACGAACGGAAAATGTCGTGTGCGAGTTCGTTGAAGTTCAACATAGAACAAATTTGATCAAACTCTTCGATCATCATCTTCTTGATCTTATCAGAGGTTTCAACTTTGTCCAGATTAATTTCTACCGAAGACTCCATATCAGAGGCTGAGATAGATTCGTTAATGATGTCCTCAATCGCTGCATCGACTTCGGGGTGTTCTGCAAGACCACGATACTTCTTAATAAGTTCCGTATTGTCTTTCGCATCATTACCCTCCATGTCAATGTATTGACCATAGTGAGCACCACTGGCAGTGACGTACCCAGCGCCATCGTCATCCGTTTTCGGAACGATAGACTGTAACTTTTTGTCTTCTTCACCGACCTTACGGGCCTTTTTAATCTCAAATCCAAAAAGTCTTAATACACTATTATCTTGTTCTGCCATATACCTTTCCAATCCTGTAAAGAACGGGGGAGATAAACTCCCCCGCATCAGTACTACTTATACCAACCTTAAGAGGTTGTGTCAGATTCCCAGTACTGGACTTGGAACTCAACCGTAAACTCTTCGATTGTGTCAACTGTTTCGTAGTTAACGTCAATCGCAGCAACGTTGGTTGGGAAACAACCACGGAACTGATAAGTTTTTAGAGTTGAACCGTCTTTGTCCAATTGCTCAACAATCAAGTCTGCTTCGTAATCAACGGGGTTGGTCAGACCAGTATTTGCACTGTGTGCATTGATACCGTTCATCCAACGTTCCATTGCGTTGCGAGTGTCGAAGTTAGTATCGTTGATTACAGTAATCGTCCATGTTTCGAACGTTCTGTCACCAGCGATCTTCAACTGTCTACCACGGAACGGGACTTCAATCACGTTCATCACGGAAGCAGGGAGTGCTGCAGCCTTACACAGGAAGGATGTCAATTCGACATCACCCCCAGCGTAAGCGGGAAAGTTGACTGTCGCTTTGAAGAGATTAGGACGTGCACCGCCCCCTCTCAACTTCGACTTAAAGTCATCTACGCCTAAAATTGCCATCTTTCTCTACTCCTTAAACTGCGCCAACTACTTCTTCAAAGTCCACACCAGTTCTAACTGCGACGAAGTTCAACGTCACGAAGTTAATAGAACGGGCAGGCTTGATGAAGATAGAAGCGACAAATTCGTTTCTGTCAACCACTGCAGGGGTGTTGTTTGTTTCGTCACAAACCACCTTAAAGTCAGTGATACCTCTTCGACCTCTAATCTCACGAAGCAGAGGTTCAACGACATTCACGAATTCTGCACGAGTAAACTCGTCGTTGAATTCGAAGAGAATGTTCTTCGCAGCAGCTGCGATAGACTTCTCAATACCGATGAACAATCTACGAACGTTGATTCTGTCAAATGCAGAAGGTCTGAGTTCGTGTGTCTTATCACCATAAAGGACGATACCCACGCCAGGAATATTGGAGATTGGGTTGACGTTAGCCTTGTACAGTGAGTCTCTCTGCGTTTTGTTCGGAGAGTGGGCAATATCTGTAATTGCAAGATAGTTACCACGTCTCTGACCAGCAGGAGAGTACCAAGGTGCAGCAACAAAGTCTGTTGCAGCCATGATACCCGCAGTACTAGAGTTAGCAGGGATGTAGATGTAGTTATCGTTGTACTTATCGAATACCTTGAGGTAGTTGTTATCTACGATCAGGTAAGAACTGTTCGACAAAGAATTTGCAAACGAAATTGCGTTTGTATTAGCCGTGGCTGTAGGAATACCAACAATGTCTTCTCTAGGAGGAGACACAGGAACCACACAGTCTTTGCGATCTTTAGCGATTGCGTTACAGTAATTAGCGATTGTAACCCCATCCGAGTCGTTAGCAGACTGAAGAGGAATCAGGAAGTCTACCTGAATCTGTTCGGTGTCGTCGAATAGATCGAAACCAGTTGTAACCTGACCGTTGGTCAAATCAGAACTGTTAACACCACCACCGAGCTTGATCTTAGAAACATCATTAGTCCATGCAGAAGTACCTGTAGAGTAATCTACTGCAGAGTCAACCGAAGGTGTCTTACCCCAGTTTTGACCAATGTTTTCGTAAGAAGCACCGAAAGCGGAATCGTTATCGAACTGACCACACCACACATACTCAGAACGACTGTTGAGTACTTCTTGGATGTAGTTAGGTGATCCATCCGGAGTTACTGCGCCCTTAGCAGCAGACAGGTGAGGGAATGTTTCCAACACACTGCCAGGCGTACCTGTGAAAGAACCTGTACGGTCAATAACTGCTACGTGAACTTCGTCCTTCGATGCACCGTTGTCGGTTGCATAGGCAGAAGTTGTGGGGGCACGGTCGAATGATCCTTTGTAAGACCATGCGTTGAAGTAGTTTGCACCATCTGAATCAGCGGCAGGACAGAAAGATACAGTCAATGCGTTACCCAGAGAGCCTGGATATTTTGCAATGAAAGAACCTGTTGCCAGTGTTCGAGCGTTTACAGAAGATTTAACTGTAGTTTCCCAATCTTCTTGGTTTTCAACTACTGCGGAATCGCCAGTAAGTTTAGTTACTGCACTGTGTGCGTTAATGCCTCCATTGTTACCACGAACAATGTAAAGCGAGTTGGTGTACTTTAAAAAGTACGAAGCACTGTGGAAATCCACAGCGTTGTCTTCGTCAGGTGCGGCAAACACTCTCACCAGTCCAGACTCGTCTGCGACTAATGTACGAGAGTTCACGGGGCCCCAACGAAAGTTCCCGACGAATGCGCCAACAGAAGTCGATACGTTGGGTGCAACACCCGACAAATCGATCTCTTTGACCGTAATCGCAGGAGACAGAGACGGTGATAGTAATGCCATGACTCTTTTCCTTTTTTCGTTTACAAATTATAAGTTGAACATAATACGGATTTTCTCAATACTTTTATTTATAAAAAGCGGGGTTTTCACCAATCATCTTGACGCCAAACCTGCCATTCATTAATACCTTCTTGAGCTTCCTGTTCGATTATGTGTGCGCTACCATCATCAATAAATCCAAATGGAGGGACATCATCCTGAATCTGTTTCATTCTTTCATCAAACAACATCTGTTTGATATTGATATCTGTCATGTCTGCGAAGAACTGCGTCGAAACAAAGTATCCAAACATGACTAGATTCATCATGAGGTCATCGTGGTTTCCATCCGAGGCCTCATATGACTGACCCTTTGCGACAAACGTCGATATCTCAAGGATCGTATTTTCATCTACAATATCTAACTTGCGATTCTCTAGAATATCTTTTATGCTAGAACAACCAAGACGTTTAACCTTGCGGTTCATTTCGATTCCGATACCGGAGGCTTTCACTGCACTGGTTACATGAACATTCTCATATTCTAAATCGTGATATAATCCATTACATACAACTCCACCCTGATCATTCGATTCCACAACCACATATGCGTTGTTGTAGAGAGTTGCATACTTATATATAATGTTAGGAAAGAGAATTGGAGAGATAGTATTGCAGCGATAAACCGAGACCTGCTTAAAGGGTCTGGCCGCTATGTCGATAACCGTGAAGGTCGAATAATCCTGCCCTCTTCCTTTTGATACGTCAACCATACAAATATATTCTTTATTTGGATTTGGTTGTTCGTATACTAACAAGTCACCACCTTCCAATACTTCAATTGGGGGTTTCGTCCTCAACGAGAGTAAAGTCTCTGCGTTGATTAGGGTGTCGCCCGTCCCAAAAAATGTATTCCCGAACTCCTGATCGAACTGTAGTTGTGATGTGTTTGAGATAGTTTGTTCTTTCCACTTCTCATCACGGCCAGGCACGTCCCACCAGTTTACCTCAAACGGTTTATATTCATTTATTCCTTGGACTGCACCTTCCCAGATTTTCTGGTAGGTGTTCCCGATACCATTTGCCGTAGACGTGATAATGACTTTCGTATCTTTACCAGCAGAGACGACAGGATAGGTTGAAGTATAGAATTCATTAGCCCGTTCAACAAAAGCAAACTCGTCAAGAAAAAGAAGGTTAACAGACATACCCCGTATAGAACTACCACTGGTGGCAGCAGCAATAATGCGACTGTTGTTGGAAAATTCGATGCTACCCTTGTTGAGTGCTTTGCAGCCAGGCTGCAAAAAGAAAGGAAGATTTTCAAGAGCGAGCGTGACACGTTGCAACATTTCCCTCGCAGTTGCACCTTTGTTGGCGAGTACTGCGATAGTTTTTTCGGGGTGAAAGATAGCGTACCATAACAGATATACTACAGAAGAAATGGATTTACCAGATTGACGACAAGCAAGAACAATAGAAAATCTATTAGAGTTAAAGTGGTGAAACATCTTTTCTTGATAGGTGTATAGGTTGAAGGGTACGAGCCCCTTATCAAGAGAAATGATCTTAACGTAAGTACGAGCAAAATAGGCAGGGTCACCCATACAACGAGCATATTCTCTTACCTTGTCCTCAGTCCAATCTTCATTGATACCATCACGTTTAACGAGTGGGTTACCAAGATAGGACTCCTTAGTCTGTGTCAGGCTCAACGTCAATCACCTTTTCATTCTGTAAAAATCGTTGTAGGTCTGTAGTGGAACCAATGAACAAGTTGTTAGTAGTTCCTCCCAGTTGTTTGGGGTCATCACTACGATCAATTTCTTTCTTGGTCTTATTCAAAGCCATGAGTTTATCGTTGATTTCCGCCATGTTTTTCATCATGGTTGACAACACTTCGAATGCACGGGGGTGTTCACTCTCACGAGCGACTTCGATCATGAGGTCAAGAGACTCCCGACCCTTCTCTAGAAGATCGTAGTATGTTTCTCTTGAATAATCATAATCACTTTTTACATTATCTTTATCTTCACTCATGCAGAACTATCCAAATATTGTATCAAGAATCCATAGTCACTGTCAGGACTAACACCTACGGGTGTCGGTGTTACATTAATGTTTGTATAGAAAGTATCACTATCACCCATAATATATAGGTTGTTATTAACCTCACGGATGATACCGTACTCTAGGTTAGGCCCATAGAAGTTGATCTTCATGGTGAATGAGAGATCGTACACGATAGTACGTCTCTGTTCAATCGCACCATCATAGGCGTCTTGGAACGTCACCGTATCAAGACTGATAGGTATATCTTCCTTGATGTCGGGGATGTCCGAAAAAGGTTTTACTGTGACTGTGTACTGAGGTGCAAAGTAAGGTAGAATCTGTTCTACAAGCTGAAGTGCATCGTCTTGACTCTTTGCGTATATACTCAACTGGAATGTGATATCATAAGGAGTCGCAGTGTACATCTTATAACGTTTGTTGTTGTCACTCTCATACTCTTTTTCAAAACGATTTACTTTCGGTAACTGTCTCTGTGGGTCATACTGCATGTTCGTAACCTCAAAGGACATACGAGGCAGTTTAATGGCCACTCTACGTTCTGCATCCTCTCCCTTCGCCATCTCATTGAGACGTTCGATGAAGTTTCTACGAGGTGCATAGGACAATGGAACTTTGACCTGTGAGATTACCTCACCAGCAGCGTTCTGTCTTAGAATGTGTAAGTCATTGAATAGGGAACCAAATACGGAGACCGCAGTTCTCACTCTCTTGTGATAAAAATAATTACCAAACATTATTCCATGTCTCCAAAGGGATTTGATTCGGAGAAGTCTAAGAAGTCAGATTCGAAGTTATTGAAGGTGACATTCTGTGCAGAGACTTGAATCTCCTGTAGTTCTTCTACCAATGAAGGAACCCAATTAGCATTCGCACCAACGATCTTGCGGTTGACTCCAAACTCGTGGAAATCTCCATCCGTTGCACCAGAGTGTGCTAATTGTAAAACTCTATCTGAATCTGACCAGTCTGTGACTTCGCCCTTCATTGTGTATGTAGAGTTGGTTTGAGTAACAATCTCTCCAATCACAAAGTCACCTCCTGTCACAGGCGGTGTGATCGTAATAGTCGGAGCCTCTTGATAGAGGAAACCACCATCCGTAATAGTAAACCCTGTGACCGATCCTGTGGTTGCATCAATTGTTGTTGTGATAGTAGGCGCAGTACCGTCTGCATGTTCAAGAAGAATAGTAGATGCATCTGAATCATATGCTTCAGTCGGTACAGTCATATCAGAGTCACCGATAAGAGTGTTTCTCACACCCGAACGGAATCTGATTTCGTCGAGGTATCCTCTTGTAGCTTCCCAATCCACACCGTTGAATGTACGTGCAGATGTTGCACCAACAGAGAACCCACTTGAACCCGCAAACTGTGCGGTGACAGGCGCATCCGAATCCAGAACCTTCACACCATTATAATAGACAGACAGATTGTCACTGTCTTGTGCAATGGCAATGTGCTGCCATGCACCACGTGCAACAGTTGCGCCAGGCACAACCTTGGGAGAACTCATTCCTATTGTTTGATAGACCAAACCACCACTAGCATCGACACCCCACATATACTGTGCAGAATCTTCACCATGTAGGAACAAAGAACCTTGGGTAGTCGGGAAATTATTGAGAAGGAGGAACACCTCGGCAACACCGTTGTTACTGGTGTAAAGGAATTCTCCCTCTCTACCTTGTGCGTTGTTCATGTTAATAGAGTTCAGACCAAACTTCTTCGTCTCCGCTTCAGTGAAGTCAGAGTAACTAAGTGTTGGTGCCGTCTCATATCCACGGCCAGCGTTGGTCAAGGTGAGTGAAGTTATCGTAC